TAAAGAAAAATAAAAAAAGGAGGCTGTTCATATGCCATTTTGTTATAATAAACTTTGGTATAAACTTATCGAACGCAAAATGACGAAAGAGGACTTGCGTTTAAAAATTAAAGCTTCTCCTTCGACTATTTCCAAAATGGGAAAGGATGAAGCGGTTCACATGGATGTAATTGACCGTATTTGTGACGAGCTACAATGCGAACCCCAAGATATAATTGAATATTTACCTCGACAGGAGCGGAAATAAACCGCTCCTGTGCTTTTTTCTATAGTGGTTCTACTATGCCTGACAATGTAAACACTCAATGCAAACCCTTTTGAATTTTAATTATCTTGAATTTCTTTATCAATGCGACTAGGAGAATATTTTTTATACCAATCTTCGACTATGTCTTTTGCGTACTCGGATGAATATATTCTTGTTTTGTCTTTGTGTATATTATCAAGGCATTTTTCCTTGGTGGTCTTTAAAACATACACTTTGGCATTTTCAAATGTCCGAGCCAGCATTTCTCTTTTCCTTCCGTTCGGCACACACGCCACTATCCATATAGTTCTATCTTTTATGTATCTCCTAACATAGCTATATAAATATTGCCGTATATCCAATGAGAAGGCGAGAATATCTTTGTCCTTTTCGCAATGCGATGGATTTTTTGCTATACACGAATATATAGCATCTAAATCAATTAAAATATCGCCTTGTTTAAAGTTTTTATTTACCCATGTGTTTTTGCCTGCACCGGGCGGACCGGTTACGATATTTACTCTTGACATATGTATTTCTCCTTTTGGTTATCGCATATTTCTTCAAGCTTTTTTAGCATTTTCTCGCCTGTTGATTTTTTTATAATATCAATTTTTACGGCAAACTTCACCGAACCGAACAACATTGATTTATAGACAACGGACTCTGATGGTTTCATTCCCGATGCAGCTTCAAAGTCTGCTATCATTTCATTTAACAAGTTTTCTGCATCAATATTTTTCTTCAATTTTAACACCTCTTATAAACATAGATGATTCCTTTCTTTTGCCTGTTCCTTGTAGATTGCCTATCCCCCCTGAAACTTCTGCGAAAATTCACACGAAGGGGGGTTGCGGTCTGTAGCATTTTCTTCGTAGAGATTTGACCACCCCCACCATCTGCATTATGTTATTTGTAATCATTAGTTATTTCCTCTACAAGTTTCTCTGCTTCTTTATAAAAAGATTTTTCGACAGATTTCATTGTATCCTTTAGCATATCTCTCCCTTTGACTCTTCCTTTTGATTTCACTCCTAACGCTTTTCTTGCTGCAGCTGAAAGTTTATTTACTTTACCTATTTTATGTGATTCTTTTGCATATCTACCACGAGCATCTCGACTTCTTCTTCTGGTGACTATTTCATGTCCATCTTCTATGAGGTGTGCGTGTGGTGCTGCCGACTGCACTCTTATAACTTTTGTTGATCCATTTTTGGTTTCATACAGGGTAGGACCAAGTGTTCGCCAGCTTCCTTTTAACTGTCCGGGTTTTCTATCTTCACGCTTTGATTTAAGAACAGGGCTTTTATTTGCAACCTTTCTTTTGGCTATCAATCCAAGAGATTTCAACATAGCATCTGTCTTGGTAGGGATTTTTTTCAATGTTCTTTCAAACTGCTTTTCCAGTTCCTCAACTCCAAAAACTTCAATACCTTCAATGTTGCTCATTACATATTCACCTCGTATCCTACAATAAGCAATTCGGTACACGGAGTATTTGCTTCAAGCACAGACTCCACGAATATCTTTTTGCCATTATAAATTATAATCATTTCGTGGCACATTCCGGGCATATATCGCATTTTTATATTATATGTTGTTTCCGCTCGTAGCTTCTGCGACTGCTCGTATTGTCTGCCTGTTAAAGGTGTAACTTCTGCACTTATTGCATAATTGCTGTTGTGTTCATCAACACTGTTCCCATCTAAATCCACCCATTGACCGTCTTGCAATTCAATTAACTGTTCGGCAAGGTTCGGGTGAAAAAGGGAGAAGGCAGGGACCTTTTCTCCCATTCTGTTTGTTGTGGTCCCTGTCGGCTTAGCGATAAGTATTTTGTGTCTTAACCGTCCGAATTTCATACCTTCACCCTTATTCTGTTATCCTTGCTTCAAGCGTTACGAACGGAGATTTTGGCAGTGAGCCTTTATAAGGTGTTATTGTCGATTTCCACATAGGCTGTCCATCCATTCTGTAAACAAATCGAAAGGCTGTTTCATCATAAATAAAACGCACATGAATAGACTGATTTGCTCGCATCGTTCCTTTTTCAGCGACCGCATATTGACTAAAATCTGCAAGGATTATGTCTCCAAGTTTGCCCGGCTCGTTGGTTTGTTCGATGAAATTCACCTTTTTTCCAAGCAATGTGCCTTGTGGTGTTCCGTCAGATGACAAATCGCCGGGAATGTATGCAGGGATAGAGCCGGTCCCTTCACCGATTCTGAGTTTGTATAAATGTGGCATTAAACTAACATTCATGTACCATTCTGCTCTTCCGTACCTATCATAACACGATACTAACATTTTCATCAAATTTTCCGTTGTGATGATTTCCGTTTGACCTTCTTCTTTTGAAGTGGTAACGAGTACGTTAGAGTTCATGATTCCGAGGGGTTCGCCCACACCACTACCATACAGTATTTTGCTGGTAATATTAAACATAAATTCATTAGTAAAAGCTGCCTTGATTACTTCTTCAAGTGCCGGAACATCTTCGAGAAGTTCATCTGTTGCATAGCATAATCCTGTAAGCTTTTTAAGTGTCATTACCATTTGTTTAAATTTTGGCTTTGATGCTGCAATCTGCTCGGCTTCGCTTTCCCAGTATGCCTGAATGCCACCCCAACGGCTACCGTCTACACGGCTTGTTTCGTTGATAGTGTTTATTTTTAATCCATTTGAATGTTTCTTGCACTGAAAACGAGTTACTTTACTCAAGATAGGATCATCGTCATAAACATTATCGAGTATTTCATTTATAACTTCTTCTTGAACGAGATAGCCGCCGTCCGAGGGCGTTGAGGTGTCCATGCTGTTGATGTTGAGTAACCTCGTATCAACATCACCTCCCGGTGTTCCTGCGTTGCAAACAGCCTTAAGCTGCTCTCCGAAATTAGTAAATTTTCTTGCTTCTCTTGTTTCAAAATTTTGTTTTTTCATTTTAATCACTTTCCTTTTCAATAATTATTTTTTAATGCTTGTATTGTCTTATTTTTCCTTAATTCCTTTATTCCTTTATCGATATTACTGCTTACTTGACTCGGTTTTATATGAAGGATATCCGCTATTTCTTTTTGCGTATATTCTTTATAAAAACTTAATCGTAAACATTTTTCACATTCACTTGGCAAGTGCTTCAACGCATCGTCTAATGTGTTCTTCAAATCATACGATTCTATTTTCGTGAATTCTTCGCAGCTCTTTTCATCCTCGAGCATATCTTCTATGAGCAGGGTTTCGTCATCGGTGGACGCACTTTGCTGAAGGCTGATAGCATCCTTATTGGCATTGATGGCTTGTGTTAAAAGTTTTGAAGAAACGCCGAGATGTTCCGAGAGTTCATCAATTGACGGTTTACGCTGAAGAACAATAAATAACTCCTTTTCTGCGTTTCTGCTTTGAAAATACAAACTGCGAATTGCTGAAGGTACTTTGACTGACAAGCTATGTTTATATCGATAATCCATTATCACCCCTTTCTCGATATATTCAGTAAGGAATGTTGAAAATTTATATCCCATATTCACATCAAACTTTTCAACTGCCTGTTGCATACACAAAAACGCTTCTTGCATTGCATCTTTATAATAATCAGCATCAATACAGGCTCTGTTTAAGAGTTTTCTTATAAGTTTTTTTACATTCAAAAACAGCTGTATGAGATTTTCTTCTCTGTCGATTCCTTGCTGAATTTTTTTGACGAGTTCTTCATTTGAATTTGGTAAATCCATTGACTTTCCTCCCATTTTAATGTATAATAATGATATGGGTGAGAGTCGCTTTTTCATTGAGCTTACCAATTAGAGAGAAGATCGTTTTTTAACGGTCTCTCTCTTTTTTTGCTAACGGTAACAATTTTTGATATTGATTCATTGAGCCGAAGCTCTGCATCGGGAAGCTGCACCGTTTCCATAAAGTGTAAAAGCAGTATATATAATAACTTTGCATATATTCCTCCGTAGCACCATTGAACTGCTGCGTAATATTTGCCCTTTCCGTTATATGTGTATCTTTTGACTTCATCAAGTATTTTTTTATGTACAAGCATATAACCGAACATTTTATGAAACTCTGCCAGTCGTTCAGATAACAGTACAAAGTATTTTCTTGCTGCTCCACAATCTTCAAAAAACCATGATATATCTGCTCTGACAAATGATGCAGGGGTTTTAAAGCCATCGGTAGTTGGATTGTGGATAATCCCGGTAGACGGTATTGCATTGCTGATTGTCACACAAGGAATTTTTGCCCCAAGGCATAGTTTTATGTGTTTCTGTGCTGTTTCGCAATCAATTCCACATCCCTCATCATATTTTCCTATTGGTATTGGCATTTCTTTAATATCTGAAATTTTCTTGTTTTTCAATAATTCTTGAAGTCTGGGCGGTATTTCATTCCGCATAGTTTTCACATCCATTCATTCCTAATGTTTGTATCATCTATGTATTTTAAGGATGATACAATACAAATCCTTGATTTATGCGTTGTTTTTGGTTTTGTATCAATGTATCATGATTTTTTCCAAATACATAACATATAATTGTATAACTATAATTTTAATTTTAAGAACAAATAACATGATAGTAGTAATTTTAATGATACATTTGATACATTGATACATAATTAAAACGGGAGGTCATCATCATCTATTTCCACAAAGCCCTGTTCCGATAAACTATCGCCCTCACTCTCATTGGAGAGTAATTGGTCGGCGATAGTCATATCAAATTTTACACATCGTGGACGTCCTCCGGCTCCGGGGATATATGTTGATTTAGAATACCCTTTGTTATCTTTAAATATAACATTGTGTTCTATTAAATATGTAAGAGTTTTCCCGGGGTCAAAACCTCCCTTTTCAAGAGCTGAGTCCAATTCGGATTTTAATATATAATATATATTCCCGTCTTTTTTTCCTAATATTTTTGTGTATGATTGTCCCTCTCCTGTAAAAAATGCAGAATTTGAAACAATATAATCGGCTATATACTGAAGAGCTTTTTTATTTACATTTCTTTGTTCGGCAGAGGGTTGGTACATAAGTATTTCTTTCCCCATTTCAAAACCCTTGTTGTATGCAGCATTATAATCCTCGTTGAATATCCATTGTGATGCAAGTATATCAGCGAGTGTAATCAAAGAAACCGCTTTAATATGTACCCCGCTTTGCCCTTGAGATACACCTTTTAGCTTTGCTGTTAAGGATTTGTATAACTCTTGTATTTTACTCAAATCAGCAGAAATAAACCGCCTAATAAATGCCGTCCCGGCTACAGCATAATTATCTGTTATTGCTCCGTGCATCTCAGCAGCTTCATCTTCTATCAAAAACGGTTTTTTGGGTATTTCAATTAATCTACTGCTTACACCATCTTTTGTGTGCCGCTTCACGATTGATTCTTCGCTTGTAATAACAGCTATCACTTGCCATGTTGAAAAAGATTGCAGTCCACCGGATTTGTTTCCTCTCGCTTTTCCTTTATTTTCCGCTATCATATAAACCATTTTATTCAAAAAATCATTATCAGGAGCAAGCTGTCCTTCGTCTATCGGGAGAATACAGTCATTAAATATCGAAGCGGACCGTTCTATAGCTGTTGGCGTAGCATTAAAATTCAATTGCATACCGTCATTTCCCCATACAGATGTTGCACATCTTAATGCTGCAGTTTTGCCACCACCCGAGTCACAATGAACAGATACTATCGTTGTTCTGCCTTTTAGCGGTCTTAAAAGTGGGGCTGCAAACGCTGAAGCAAGAATAAATCTGAAAACATTTCTTTCCCGGTGTGGTTGCATTAGTTTTACCCAATCTTCAAGAGTTCCACACGGCTTTAGTGCATCAATGTACTTTTTACAGGATTGTTCGACATCTATTACCGCTGAACCCGGTTCACCAGGGAAAAATGTAGTATTTGTTATCCATCCTGTTCTTGATATGCTTGTTTCTAATTTGATTCGCTCTATGTTATCTGATTCCAATGCATCAAGAAAAGAAACGATGTACTTTGCATTTTCTGAATTTATCATTGCACCATAATCCGATAAACTCACAATGTTTTTTGTTTGATATATTGTTGATGGAGTACAATTCTTATACTCCCATCTACCTCGCACATAAAACGCTATCTGTATCTTTTCCTCATCTGTTTCGATGTTTCGCAGTCGCTTCACGATTATGATTGGTGTTCTGCAGACTCTCTTGTATTGCTCGGTTCGGCTGTCGTATTTGAATATGCCGTCATCCGAGAGTTTCCAGCCTTCAGGCTCTCGAAGTTTCACGGGCATCCCTGCGACAAGGTCGGGGAGGTTCTCTGCTTCCGTTTTGAGGTCTACCGTTTCAGCTTTGCTCATTGCGGTTTTCACTTGCTCGAGTGCATCCATTCCGTTCTTGCCGTAGAGTTCGCTCGGGTCTTTGACCTCGTAATCTTCAAGAGTAAAGGTCAAAACTTCGCCTTCATATCCGCCTTCACTTAACTTGCTTATCATTTGCTGACGGAAGGTTTGACCGCCTTTGTCCGGCTCAATATGAAGATACAATCTCGGTATGTTGGCGATTTTTTCTACCCATTTTGCTTGAAAATTGGTAGCACCGGGTACTCCGAGTGCAGGAAAGTCTAACATCCATAGGCTCTGTGAGTCGCTTTCACCCTCTACAAGTATTGCGTAGTCGGTGTAGTCCTTTGCCTTCCACAGTCCGTAAAGGCAGAGAGTTGAGCCTTTTTGCCATTTAAACTTGCCGTTCGGATTGCTCGGATTGTATCGTTTTCTGGTTGCCACGACTTTTCCGTTTTCATCCTTGTATGGTTGCTTTATGTGCTTTCCGCTTTGGTCGGTCCCTGTAGTAATGCCACATTCGTCTTTGAGCCATTCTGTCATGAAGTGCTTTTCGGTTGCGTATGCTTCTACGGAATAGTCGGGAAGGGCGACAGGCTTTGAAGATTGCTTTTTTTCATGCTGTTCTAAATCAACCCCGGCGAGTTCGAGTAATTCTTTGTAGGCTTCGGCATTGTCGATGCCTTTTATCTTGGAAAGAAAAACCGTGGCATTTCCGCTCTCTCCACATCCCTCACACTTGAAGCATCCGTTCTTTGTGTTGAACCAAAAACTGGGATGTCGTTCCTGATGAAAAGGGCAGCAAGCGTGCATTTTATCTTTTCCGCACGGCTTCGGATTTTTAAGGTACGGGGTGTAAAAATCTACCCAGTTGATTCTGCTGTCAATATCTATCTCTTTTCCCATCTGTTCTCACCACCCTTCTTATACCGGCCCGGCAGTGGTGTACCGTTCCTTTGTACATTCATTTGTTTCACTCCCTTTTGTCTGTGTAATTAATTAAAGAACATTTTCCACACAAGAATACATACCGCTCTTGGCTTTCAACCATTCACTCAGTAATTCTCGATTAGCAAAAACCCTCTTGCCTATGCGTACACAGAATGGTCCTGTATGTAGCAAAGTGAGAGCAGTATTTCGTCCTACTCCAAGGAATTCTTGTAGCTCCTGCAGATTAAGAAGTTCTTTTTCCTTAAGACTAATCACTTTTGCTTCGTTCATTCATAACATCTCCCTTCTTAATATTAAAAAGTCAGTCTATTTTGGTTTTTTTGCGTTTAGTACTTGACTTTATGGTTTAATTATACTATAATTAAAAGCGAAATAAACGACTTTTAATTCGCTTTTTAATTCGCTTTTTATGAGGTGACTATAATGAATAAGTATAAATTTGATAATTTTTGGACCGATAGAAACGGAATTTTTTATAATTTAGTAAATGTATCATATAAAAAACAGATATTCTCTAAATACGAATTTATAAATATCAATGGTGAGGAGTATCTTACAGGCATAGGACTGCCATACATACAAGATGAAACAGTTTCTAAATCCAAATTGTTTTATGACATGATGAAACTCTGGCACAGATGTGAATTGCAGATTGAGTATTCTTATAGTCCATATATGTTTTCAGATGCAGAAAAGAAAAGAATAATTGATTTCTGCATGAGGTACGGATTTCCTTTGTTAACTAATTTTGACGATTATATTGGAGAGTCACCATTATATTCAACAAGAAAAATATACGAAGAATTAAAAGCTTTCGGATTTGCTATTGCAGCACGAAGTTATTTAACAAAGCCAGTGACAGACGCCACATGGGCAAAATATATCAACGACACCGAGACCGCATCGACTCTAATTATTGATTATGTTTCATCTGTACATTTCAAATTTGCGCCACAATTTTTTACAGCTTTTAATGGAGAGTTCAAATATGAGCTTGTGGCTGAATCTGTAAGCGATATCGTAAGATTGCAGTTTTGTCAGTTGCTTAACTCGGGAAAACTTGAAACATGTGCGATTTGTCACGGTCCCTTTATTAAATTGCACGGTAACACTCTATATTGCGAGACCTGTATTGAAAAATATGGCAGGATTTCGGATAAGAATTATAAGTCAAGTTTGCGAAACGATCCTATTCGTAATTTGTGCAAAAAACATATGGATAAAAAGCGGAGAGAACTCGGAGCAGAAAGCAAAAAATATTGCTTAATTCGAGATGAGATAATAAAACTAAGAAAAAATGCAATTTCAGAAAAATGGACAATAGACGAGTTGGAAAGTAAATTAAAATCTATAAAATGTTCTTATACCGATAATGATTTGACCCCCAATTTTGACCCCCACCAAAGAGAATAACAGTAAATTGCAATA